CTTCGATGGGCGTATTGACATACTTCCAGTGTCAGATCCGAACATTTTTTCTATGGCACAGCGATTATCACTGGCTCAAACACAATTACAACTGGCTCAAGCCGCTCCACAGATGCATAATCTTCATGAAGCGTACAGAAGAATGTATGATGCACTTGATATTAAGAATATTGAGAGTATTTTACCTCCTCCAATGCAACCACAGCCAATAGACCCAGCAACAGAGAACGGAAATGCACTAAAAGGTATGCCTATACAGGTGTTTCAGCAACAAGATCACGAGGCACACGTTAGGGCACATATAGCATTTCTATCAACTCCAGCAGGTCAGGCAAATCCGCAAACATTTATCTTGTTACAGGCACATACACAAGAACATATTGGTATGATGGCTAGAGATCAGGTTGTTAAGTTCTTCCAAGAGTCTATTAAAGCTGCACAACTAGCAGGTCAGCCTGTTCCTCAACTAGATCCAGATGCTGTAGAGGCTGCAATAGCACAACAAACTGGTGAGATACTAAAAGAAGTAATGCCTTCTCTACAACCACAGCAACAGACAGATCCGTTAGTTGAGATAAGAAAGAAAGAGCTTGAAAATGATACAGTTGAGCTACAGCGTAAAGCAATAAAAGATCAAATGAACTTTCAGATAGATTCAGCTAAATTACAACAAGCTTACGAACTCGCTCAACAAAGACAGTCTCTACAAGAGAATATCGCTGATGATAGAAATGATGTAAACATTTACAGAATCAATATGGCATCAGCTAACAGGGGTAACAAAGCTAAATAACCTATGATATACTCTGGACATGGATCCAGTAACAATATCATTAGCTATGGGTGTAGCATCAAAAGCATTTGACGCAATCAAGAAAGGTTTTTCTGTAGGTCGAGACATTGAACAAATGTCTGGAGACATCGGACGCTGGATGGGTGCAGTGAGTGATGTAGATAATGCAGAAAAACAAGCTAAGAATCCACCTTTGTTTGGTAAGTTATTTAAGGCAGGTTCTATAGAAGAGGCAGCATTGTCTGCATATGCAGCAAAAAAGAAACTTGAGGAACAAAGATACGAACTCAAGATGTTTTTGAATATGACGTATGGCCCACAAGCGTATGACGATCTGTTAAAGATGGAAGGACAGATACGAAAAGAACGCCAACAAACAATATACAAGCAACAACAATTAAGAAGACAAATAGGTGAAGCTATAACATGGCTTATAGTAGCATGTATTATTGGTGGATTTGCAGTGTTAGTTGCTAGTATATGGATTAAAGAAGCAAGAGCATATGAATACAAACCAAAAGATTATTCTAGACAACAAAAAGAATGGCGTAATCCAGACACAAAAAAATACACAACTTGTAGACTAAAGAAAAGAGTTACGTCAAAATTCACAGATAAAAGAGCTTGTATTTATCAAGGAGGCAACAAAACTTATACCATGATGATCGAAACCTGGTGTCCCGTTAAATATCGTTGTTTGTATGATCCAAACGGCACAATGCCCGACATCGATCAGGTGATGGAGAGTTTAAGAAGCATAGGGAGAAAATAATGGACGGTGGTGTAATTTTAGACGCATGGAATGATTTATCCTATTTTGAGGGAATATTATTTACAATTTGGCTTTTTATCTTATATTATGGTAAGTGTTGGATAGATGAAAGGTTTAAAAAATGATAAGATGGATTTTTAATAAATTAATAAGAAGTGGTAGAGTTGGTATTAGCTCTGCTAGAGAACTATCTAAACATAGACTTCATACGACAAAGTATGAAGACTTGTGTATGTAGGAGGACGGAGTGCTTCAAGCGTTAATAGGTCCAATAGCTAACTTAGCTGGAACTTGGTTTGAGAACAAAGTCGAGAAGACAAAAGCAGAAGGACAAGCTAAAGTCGCAGAGGCTCGTGCTCGTGCAACTGTTGCAGAAAAGGTTGCAGCAGGTGAGGTTGCATGGGAGGGTAAGATGGCAGATGCTACAGTGGATAGCTGGAAGGACGAGTTCGCATTAGTAGTCCTTTTGGCTCCTGCGATTTTAGTGTTCATTCCTGGGATGAAAGAGTATGTTAAAGAGGGATTTGATATATTGGCAACTTTGCCAGAGTGGTATCAGTACCTCTTATATATTGCAATTAGTGCGAGTTTTGGAATCAAGGGAGTTGGACAAGCTGCAAAGATGTTCAAGAAAAAATAATGAATACAAATAAATGTCCAGAGTGTGGATTTGAATTACCAGAAGGAGACTTTTGCCCAGAGTGTAGGGTAAGAAGAAAAAAGATTTGTGCAAGATTTATTTAGACATTTAAGGATACATACAATGACTAAAAAAAATAAAATTAAAAAAGTTATGAAAGGCTTACAAAAAGCTAGTAAGACACATGCGGCACAAGCTAAAACTTTAAAAAGTGTTTTGAAAAATGGCAAAAAGAAAAGATCCTAAAGTTGGCACAGGAAAGAAACCAAAAGGTTCTGGACGAAGGTTATACACGGATGAGAATCCAAAAGACACAGTCAGAATTAAGTTTGCCACAGAGGCAGATGCCAGAGCTACAGTTGCAAAGGTTAAAAGAATCAATAAACCATATGCGAGAAAGATACAGATACTTACAGTCGGTGAGCAAAGAGCAAAGGTTATGAAGAAGAATAAAGTGGCTAGTATTTTTAAAAAAGGTAAAGAAGCAATAAGGAGATCACATGGCAAGGGTTAGGCAGTTTGCAAAAGACATGGGTATAACGTATAATCAAGCCAAGGGTTTAATTAACAAAGGTCGAAGTCGAAAAGACGGAGGATCGCAAATCTTGGAGAATGTCATGAAAAAACCAAAGGGATACAAAACAGGTGGTTCAGAAACAAACCCTAAAGCACCTATAGCCAAAGTAACAAAAACAAAGCTAAAAAATATAGTAAAGAGAAAAACAAAGAGAAAAGATAAAGATCCATTTGCAAAAGACACAACTGTAATTTTAAACGAAGAGTTTAGTAAAGGTGTAGCTGAAGCAAATAAAAAAGCTATGGAAGAGCTAAAAAAAGCAAACGGTGGTGGTTTTCCAGATCTAAGTGGTGATGGTAAAATTACACAAAAAGACATCCTCATGGGAAGAGGTGTTATTAAGAAAAAATTGGGTGGTGTAGCTCGTGGTGGCAGATCCGCTATTCAAGGAACTGGCTTTAGCGGAGTTTACTAGTGGACGAAGATTTCGACATCGCATCATTTGACGAAGCCTATAGTCCAGACGATTTTAGCACCGATGATATGAATTTTGCTACTGCTGTAGGTCAACAGACTGGTGGCTTTGGCGATGACAATACTGCACAGGTAATAGCTAATCAACTTGCACAACCACAAGTTGGACTCAATAGATCTAATATTACAAATCTTGTTAGTATCGATCCTGCAACTGGTCAAAAAACTGATCTGTATGATCCAACGTTTGCAGCGGCATTCGACATTTCTAGAGGTTTAGATCCTACAAATAATATGGGTGGAACTGGTGGATTAGCAGTGCCGTCTTATCTACGACCACAAATAGAGAGTGGAAGAGTAGATGCTAGAGGTGAGCCAATTAGGTATTTCTCAGAAGGTGAGAGAGTAATACAAGAAGATTTTACGGATTTTATTAGATCTTCTCAACAAGCTGCTGCTGGTATTCCTAATCTTCTTTCATCAGGCTTGGGTGCTATCAAAAGTGTTTTTGATGGACTAAGTTTTTTAAAAGACAGTAAAGCTGGAACAACAGTTGAAGAAACTGTAGATGCTTTTGGTAATGTAGTAGATCCTAACGTCACTGATCCCCTCTCAGCAACTGGTGCTGTAGATGCTTTTGGCACACCTGTTTCTAGAGCAGAGCAAACAAGAGAAAGAAACTTGGGTTTTGGATTAGGATCTATGATGGTTGATCCGTCTTTTACACCCAGACCAAAAGAAACAGTAACAAAAACAGCTTTAGACTCATTGGTTGGAGATGTTGATAAAACAACAGCTATGGATGCAGGTGCTTCATTAGCTATGAATCCAAATCTTTCTCCAGATTTTGTATCTCGTATGAGAGCAATAGACGCTCTTCCTCCTTATAAAAGCAGAGGTATAGTTTCTCTTCCACAAGCAGGTAATCTTCAAAACCAACAAATAGCGGCAGGAGAAAAAACAGGACAATCACTAGTTGATGCACCACAACCACCACCAAGAAAATCAGATGTATTTCCAATGAGTGCTGGATTTATATTATCTCAATTATCTTCTGATCCTACTCCCACAGTAAATCCAAGAGATAATCCAAGGGATCCTAATAATCCAGGAGGCACAATGTTAACATTTCCAGACCCAATAAAAGATCTGTCTTTAAAAGCACCCCCTGGTTTTGTTGATATTGTTATGAGAGAGGGTAAATCACCTACGTTCGCAGGAACTGATATTTCAATTTTTGGTGGTAGAGATCCTTCTGCTAAATTATATTCACCATTAACCGAAGCTGAAGCACAGGCTCAAATTGATACAGGATTTTCCTTAGAACCTATTCTAGGTGCTCTTGATGTTTCTAAAGATCCTAGAGACTATACATCTAGTGGGTTTCGAACAGGTGTCAATTTAACTCCAACTGATTTTAGAGTTGAACAACGTGATCCAGAAAATGTGATAAGAGTACCAATATCCTCTCTTCCTGCTTCAGCACAAGAAGTAGCATCGTTAAGATCTGGAGAACTAGATTACGGAACATCATTTCCTTTACAAACTATATTAGATGCTAGAAGAGAAAAAGCTTTCACTCAAAAAGAACTAGGTGATCTTTTAGCTGGTTTTAAAAGATAATGTATGTAACTGAATTTTTACATAAGTATAAAAAAGACTTGCAAACAAGAATTGACGACATAAGTATTTCCTTGACCAGTGGAAGTGCTTCTGATATTGGTCATTATAAAGCAATGGTGGGTGAGATACAGGGACTGACCTATGCGTTGGAACATATACAAACCCTGCTAAAAAAGGTTGATGATGAGTCTGATAGTACCTGATTACGTTCTAGCACAAAGGAACGCAAAGAAAAAAGCCGAAGAAGAAGCAAAAAAATTAAAATTAATTGAAAGAATACCACAACCCACAGGGTGGAGAATTTTAGTTATGCCTTACATGGGCAAAGAAAAAACTGAAGGTGGTGTTTTTGTACCAGATCCTGTAAGAGAAAGAGAAGCACGAGCCACGGTTACAGCGTATGTAGCCAAGTTGGGTCCACTTGCTTATAAGGATGTCGATAAATTTGGAGAAGATGGAGCGTGGTGTAAAGAAGGTGACTGGGTTTGTATTGGTCGTTACGCTGGTTCTAGATTCCAAATTGAAGGGGGAGAAGTTAGAATAATCAATGACGATGAAGTCATTGCAACCATTGTCGATCCAGACGACATCAAATCATACGGAGCCTAGTATGCAAGAAGAAGCAAAAGAAGAAGCAAAAGAAGAAGTAAAAGAAGAAATAGAAGAGGGTCAAGAAATAGAGATAGAGGAGGAGAAAACAGATGATGACAAACAAGAAGAAGCTGTCGTTGATTCCAAAGCTCCAACCGAGGAAGAGAAACAAGACTCTTCAGATACTGATGACTTGTCTGAATATTCAGAGTCTGTCAAGAAACGTATTAGCAAACTCACGTCTAAATTTCGAGAGGAAGAAAGACAAAGACAGGCAGCAATTGAATATGCTGAAGCTGTCAAAAAACAAAACGAAGAACTACAATCAAGATTAAGTAAGTTAGATACTACTTATGTAGGTGAGTTTGATTCAAGAGTTCAGTCACAAAGTATAGCTGCAAAAGAAGCTTACAGAAAAGCTGTTGAAGATAATGATGTTGATGCCATGTATGAGGCACAACAGAATATTTCTAGAATAGCTTTGGAAGAGGCTAGACTAAATCAAATAAAACAACAGAGAGAAGAACAGGCTAAAGCACAGGAAGCAAATGGTGCAGCACCTGCACCTGCACAACCGTCTGCAACGCCTCCACCTCCTCCAAAACCAGATCCTAAAGCTGAAGAATGGGCACAAAAAAACACATGGTTTGGACAGGATCAGACTATGACTTATGCAGCTTTTGGGTTACATAAACAACTAATTGAGGAAGAGGGGTTTGACGCAACGTCAGATGAATACTATACTGAGTTAGATAACAGGATTAGGACTGAGTTTCCACATAAGTTTCAAGAGACTCAGAAGAAATCCTCAGGTCCCAGAGTCGCCTCTGCTGGGACAACGGCTTCAAAGTCGTCATCACCAAAGGGACGCAGAACAGTCAAATTGACTCCATCGCAGATTGCGATAGCGAAACGGTTGAATGTTCCGCTTGAAGAATATGCTAAATATGTAAAGGAGTAAAAAATGGCTATAGATAGAACAACACGAGAAAATAAAAGTCGTGCGAATACTACAAGGAGACAACCTTGGCAACCTCCAGCAAAGTTGGATGCACCTCCCCCTCCAGCAGGGTTTGAACATAGATGGATCAGAACCACTATTCGTGGTGAGGACGATAAATCAAATGTTTTTTCTAGAATGAGAGAGGGATGGGAACCAGTTAGGGCAGACGAATATGGCTCAGAAGCTGACAAGTATCCAGTTATAGAAGAGGGAAAAAACAAAGGAATTATTGGTGTCGGTGGTTTAATGTTGGCACGAATACCCACAGAAACGGTACAAGAGAGAACTGAATATTTTCGGGATCAGACCCGCAATCAACTAAAAGCCGTGGATGAAAACTTGATGAGGGAACAACATCCCTCGATGCCTATCAGTGTTGATAGGCAAAGTCGTGTAACTTTCGGTGGGAAGGAAAAACCCTCCGAATAATTTTAGAAGGAGCAATAAATGGCTAATGCAAATGTAGCTTTCGGATTTAAGCCTGTAGGAATGCACGGTTCAAGTCCAGCGACTCAAGGTACGAGTCAATACTTTATTGCTAGTGATGCTTCTGCGATTTTTCAAGGTTCACCAGTAAAAGCTGAGTTGACTGGTGGAACTATTCAGATCGGATCTGCTTCTGGTAACGGAGATCAACTAGTTGGTGTCTTTGCTGGATGTGAATATGTGGATGCAACTACTGGCAAGTTAAAGTTTAGTAATACTTGGCCCGGTTCGGGATCAGCTAATACTAACTTTGATATCAAAGGGTTTGTGTATGACAATCCAGCACAGAGATTTATTATCGCAAGTGATGGAACAAACACTGACAGAGCAACTGCTAAAGCAGACATCTTTAAGACTGCCGATATAGCAAGTGGAGCGAGTGGTAATACTACAACTGGTATTTCTTCTGCTGTACTAGATATATCGACTGCTGAAGATACAGACACATCAAATGTGGTTATGATTTTAGGTATCCACGAAGATGTAACTAATGCTGACCACAGTGCTGCTGGTGTTTCATACATAGTTAAAATTAACAACCATGCGTTATTGTCTTCTGACGTTGACGCTACTGCATCTTAAGGAGGGTCTAGTATGGCTATTTCAAGAGCACAACTCGCCAAAGAGTTAGAGCCTGGCTTGAACGCTCTCTTTGGTATGGAGTATAATAGGTATGAAGGTCAACATGCAGAGATCTACGATACAGAGTCATCCGACCGAGCTTTCGAAGAAGAAGTAATGTTGAGTGGTTTCGGAGCAGCACCTACTAAGCAAGAGGGTTCTGGTGTCACATTTGATGACGCAAACGAAGCTTACACTTCAAGGTATAACCATGAAACTGTAGCAATGGCTTTCTCAATAACAGAAGAGGCTGTAGAGGATAACCTTTACGACAAGCTTTCTGCTCGTTATACAAGAGCACTTGCCAGATCAATGGCACATACAAAGCAAGTAAAAGCTGCAAACGTATTAAATAATGCGTTTACTGCTGGAGCAACTGCTGGTGGTGATGGTAAAGCGTTACTAGCAACAGATCACCCATTAACAAATGGTGGAACTTTTGCTAACGAGCCAACTGTTGCTGCAGACCTTAACGAAACATCTTTAGAAGATGCTTTAATTAAGATTGCAGGTTTTGTAGATGAGAGAGGATTAATTATCGCTCTAAGAGGAATGAAATTAATTATTCCAAGACAATTACAATTTGTCGCAGAGAGATTGTTGAATTCCAATCTAAGACCAGGAACAGCAGATAACGATGCCAACGCAATGAGAAACATGGGAATGTTACCTCAAGGCTATGTCATCAACGATTATCTAACTGATACAGATGCATTTTTCATTAAGACAGATGCACCAAATGGTCTAAAGCATTTCGAAAGAATGCCTATGGCAACAGCTATGGATCCAGACTTTGACACAGGAAACATGAGATATAAGGCAAGAGAGAGATACTCTTTTGGCTTCTCAGATCCTCGTTCATTATTTGGTTCACCAGGAGCGTAAGCTTTACTTTAATAAAAACTAAAAGGGCAGTTACATACTGCCCTTTTTTGTGTATAATAAACTAAACCTTGACGAAGAATTAACTTCGACATTTGCCAAGACAAGGAGATTGATATGGCTAATACAACTTTTTCGGGTCCAGTCCGTTCCGAGGGTGGATTCAATGTAATAAATAAAAATGGCACAAGTGGTGCTATCACACAAACTGGATTTTCAGTTAACTCAACTGGACAACTTGTTTCTATGGGTACACGAAAAATTCAATCTTTTGCTGGTACTTTGGCTTCAACTGATGCCGCTTCAACTGCTTATGCAGATGGTGACTGTTTAGTTGAGCTAGGAACATTAAATGTAGATGCTCCAGATGATTTAGTAACACCAAGTAAAATATTTATACATAGAGCTTTAATTGGTATTACAACTGCCGCTGGACAGACACTAGCAGGTAACTTAGCATTAAGTTCTACAAGCGGAACTGCTACAAACGCCGCTGTTTCTGGTACAGAAATTGTAGGTGCTGGTGTGACATCATTCAACGAGCAGTTAAGTGCTACACAATCTATCACAGAGATTGATATTAACTTTAATGATACTGCTGGTAATTATCATATCTTTGTACCAAATATAACTGCCGCAGTAGCTAACGTACACTTATATGCTAGAGCAACAACTACAGTTAATGCTGATATAACTGCTGGAAGATTCACAGTTGAATTAGAATACTCTGTATATTAATAGGAGTGTAAAATGGCAGGAACAAGATCTGACGTAAAAGCCTTTAATGTGAATCAAGGAGCTTCTGCTGCTTTGATAGGACCTGCAAGGTCAAGGATAAGACAAATAGTTATCTTTGCAGACGCAGCAGGTGCTATTACCATAACAGATGGTAACGGTGGAGACACATTGATAGCACAAAGTTTTCCAACTGGATTACACACTCTCAACATTCCAGACAATGGTATATTAGCGGAGAGTGGTGCATATTTGTCTGCATTTACTGGTAGTAGCAATAAATTGACGGTGTTTTTATCCTAATGGCTAGAAAACCAGATAAACAACCACCTAAAACTAAAAAATACTTTCGCCCCACTAAAAGTGGGGCAGGTATGACAAAAGCAGGTGTTGCTAAATATCGCAGGGATAATCCTGGTAGTAAATTAAAAACAGCCGTCACTGGTAAGGTAAAACCAGGAAGTAAGGCTGCAAAAAGACGCAAATCATTTTGTGCAAGATCAGCAGGACAAATGAAAAAGTTTCCAAAAGCTGCAAAAAATCCTAACAGTCGTTTAAGACAAGCGAGGCGTAGATGGAAGTGTTAAAAGTTAAACAACTAATCAATGGTGTTTCAGTAGTTTTGGTTGCTGGGTCTATTGTTTGGATAGTTACGACTCTTATAGAAGTTGATAAACGAACTGCTATTACAGAGATGAAAGTTTCTGAAAACCACAAAATGTTAAAACCTTTGTGGGAGGAATTTATTAGGAGTAAAACTAATGGTCATGTCGAGAGGCTCGATGAGCAAACAGATCACAAAGTCCGTTTCTTCTGGAAGTAAAAGGAAATGGAGTGCCAAAAGAAAAAGAAAGATCGACTGCAAAAGACCTAGAGGATTTTCTGAGAGAGCACATTGTGCCTCTAAAAAAGGGAGAAGTAATAAGAGGAAGTCCAGTTAAATATTGTATAGACTGTGGACATAAAAAATGGTCTTGTAAATGTTATAGAGTGTCAGGATTAGAGGAGTTAAGAAATGCCAAAAGACGCATGTTATCACAAAGTAAAAGCTAAATTTAAAGTTTTTCCATCAGCGTATGCATCGGGGCATATTGCAAAATGTAGAAAAGTTGGTGCAGCTAACTATGGTAAAAGTAAAAAGAAAAAAGATGGTGGTCTTTTATCTGCTATAAAAAGAGTCAAAGATGAAACCATGTCTGCTAGAGATGGTAAAGCTGTGAAAATGACTAAGAGAAAATCTAAAAATAAAAATATAGCACGAGGTTGTGGTGCTATAATGTCAGGTAGAAGAAAAAAGACGAAGTACGCATAATGGCAGTTAGAAAAACAAAAGCTGGTTTAGCACTTAAAAGATGGTTCAAAGAAGATTGGAAAGATCAAAGAACTGGGAAAAAGTGTGGAAGACAAAAAGGAGAGAAGAGAGGCACACATTATTGTAGACCAACAAAACGTATTTCAAAGAAGACACCAAAAACAGCATCAGAGATGACAGCGACTGAAAAACGTAGTAGGATAGCACAGAAGAAAAGATTGGGGCAACCAGCAGGTGCTCCTAGAAGAGTTAAATCACTTAAAAGAAGGAAAAAATAATGGGAAAACTTAATCCAGGATTAAAAGCATTTTTAGATAAAAAAAAGAAAAATAAGAAAACTGTTAAAAAAATGGGTGGTGGAGCTAACATGATGAAAAAACCTGTGAAAGCAAAAATGGGTAAAATGATGAATGGTAAAAAGAAATAAATGGCAACTTCAAACTCAAGAGATTTTGATTTAGATGTAGGAGAACTCATAGAAGAGGCATACGAAAGGTGTGGCTTAGAAATGAGAACTGGTTATGATGCTAAAACAGCCAGACGTTCTTTAAATCTTATGTTTGCTGACTGGGCAAATCGTGGTTTAAATTTATGGACAGTAACACAAGATACTAAATCCATAACGTCTGGCACAGCAACATACTCTTTTGATGCCACTCACGTTGATCTTTTAGAAGTTGTTTTGAGAAATAGTAGTAATACAGATTTTACTCTGACTCAGATGAGTAGAAATGAGTATCTAACTATTCCAAATAAAGGAGCTACAGGACAACCAAGTCAATACTTTTTTGACAGACAGGTGACACCTACAATAACTTTGTGGTCTACACCAGACACTTCTTATACTCTTGTTTATTATTATGTAAGACGTATTCAAGATGCAGACGCTTTAATAAACACAACTGATGCACCATTTAGATTTCTACCATGTGCAGTTGCAGGACTAGCTTATTATCTAGCGATGAAGAAAGCACCAGACAGAATACAGTTATTGAAAGCTGTTTATGAAGAAGAGTTCCAACGAGCAGCAGCCGAGGATGCTAACAGTACTCCTTTAAAACTAACACCAACTATGAGTTATTATACATATTGATATGGCTAGGTACGCAACAGGAAAAAGATCATGGGGGTATTCAGACCGATCAGGTTTTCGTTATCGTTTGCGAGACATGATAAAAGAATGGAATGGTCTGAAAGTTGGAAGAGATGAATACGAAGAAAAACATCCACAGTTAGAGCCTAATCATCCTGGTCCAGATCCAACAGCTTTGTTTGAGCCAAGACCAGACAGAAGAACAGAAGTGACTGTAGAGAATCTTCTTGGTTTAAATCCTTTTTTATCCACAGCCAGTAGTGCAGTAATAACTGTATTTGAGCCTTCTCATGGTAGATCCACAAGTGATACTGTTAGATTTAGAAATGTAAATGGTTTTGATGGATTTACAAGTGCCACTCTTGAAAATAGTAGTGGTTATACTATAACTAAAGTTGATGATAATAAATATACTTTCTCTGCTAGTAGCGGCACTGCAACTACTGGTGGATTAAGAGGTGGTGGTGGTAGAGTTACCGCTGGCCCAGTTACATTGGGGACATAAATGAGTTTTACAAAAGCAACATTAACAACAGCGATACAAGATTATACTGATAATTCAGAAACAACTTTTGTTAACAATATACCTAATTTTAT